GCAACCTACGGGTTGGCGCGTGTTGATCATGCCTTTTCGCGCTCCGCGAAAAAGCAAAGGAGGTATTTTACTAAACACCAAGACTCTAGAGGAAGATGCTATTCAAACTAACGTTGGGTATGTGCTTCGTTTGGGTCCTGATGCGTACAAAGACGGCGAAAAATATCCGCGAGGCGGGTGGTGCGAAGAAAATCAATGGGTGATTTTCGCACGTTACGCTGGATCTAGGTTCCGTTTAAACGGAGAAGACGCTGCTGTATTTGGTAGCGAGGTTAGGATTTTAAATGACGATGAGATCTTAGCCACAATCCTTGACCCTACTGATATTCACCATAACTAAGGGACATGCAAATGAGTGAAGCAAAAGCTGCTCACGAAGCCGATGACGGCCAAGTAGAGCTAGAATTTACGGAAGAAGCCCAAGAAGTAGAGATTGAAGCCACCCCCGACACCGAAGCAAGTTCGGAACCGGTTGTAGAAGAATCCAATGACGATGAGCATGAAAAGTATAGCCAAGGCGTTCAAAAGCGCATAAACCAGCTTACTAAGCGGGCTAAAGAGGCGGAAAGGGAGCGCGAAGAAGCGTTACGTTACGCTCAAACGATTCAGACAGAAAACACTTCTGTTAAACAAAGACTGCAATCGTTAGATCAAAACTACATAACCGAGTACGGTAACCGTGTAGTTTCTGAGCAAACTAGGGCCAAGGAAGAGTTAAAGACCGCTATTGAAACCGGTGACGTAGATCGTCAAATGGCTGCGCAAGAACGCATCGCACAGCTTACTTTAGCCGCAGACAAGCACGCTCAAGCCAAAGCCCAGCGGCAGGCTCAAGCGGAAGCTCAAGCTCAAGCTCAAGAACAGCAGCTTTACACTCAACAACAGCCTCAATACCAACCTGCCCCATCAGTCCCTGCTCCCGACGCTAAAGCAGAAGAATGGGCAGAAAAGAATGATTGGTTTGGAACTGATGACGCAATGACCTTTGCGGCTTTCGGTTTACACAAAAAACTCGTTCAAGATGAAGGGTTTGACCCCTCTAGCAATGATTACTATGATGCGCTAGATTCTCGAATGAGAGATGCATTTCCACACCGGTTTACTGATGCGGAAGATGCACCACGAAATAATCGTTCAGGGCAATCTGTTGCGGGTGTTTCCCGTAACAAGTCCTCTGGACGCGGCAAAAAGGTTCGCCTCTCCCCGAGCCAAGTAACAATTGCCAAAAGATTGGGAGTGCCACTCGAAGAGTACGCAAAATACGTTAAGGAAGGACAATGACTGATAATCAACAAGATGAAATTGATGCCATCAAGAGAACTTCCCGCGCAAAATCATCTCGGGCTACACAGGTTAAAAGAAAACCGTGGAGTCCACCGTCTAAATTAGACGCGCCCCCTGCGCCAGAAGGGTTCAAACATCGTTGGATACGTGCGGAAGTGCGTGGTTTTGAAGACCGCACTAACATTTCTTCCCGTATGCGAGAAGGCTACGAGTTAGTTCGACGCGATGAGTACCCGGATTTTGAGGCACCTACTATAGAATCAGGGAAATATGAAGGCGTGTTTGGTGTTGGCGGATTGCTTCTGGCAAGAATCCCGTTGGAAACGGTTGCAGAACGAACTGAATATTTCGAGAGAAAGAATGCAGATCAGATTGAAGCCATTGAAACGGACGTTCTTCGCGAGAATGCACACTCGACTATGGTGATTGACAAACCAGAACGTCAATCCCGTGTAACTTTTGGTGGTCCTCGTAAGTAAAGCTTTTAGGAGCAAATAATGGCAAATCAAGAAACCGCTTACGGGCTTCGTCCTATTGGACTTGTCGGCGCAGCCGCAAATTCAACAGGGATTACTGAGTACGAAATTGCCTCTAACAACACTAACGCTATTTTTCAATACAGCATCGTAGTTCCTACTTCGGCTGGTGTTATTGATCAAGCAGGCGACACGGCGGGCGGTACAACTGCTGCGCTAGGTGTGTTGGTGGGAATTCAGTACATGGATTCGGTATCGAAGAAGCCTGTTTATTTAAACTATTGGCCCGGTTCAGCTAGCGTTAGCGTTGACACGAACTTCCCTGTCAAAGCTCTCGTTGCAGATAACCCGATGCAAACTTTCCAAGTCGCTACAGACGCAAGTATTACCGACCGAGCTACGGCTCTGACGGCTGTTTTTGCTAATGCAAGCCTTGGTACGTCTGCTCGAACGGGCAGCACGGATACCGGACGCTCAAACTCAGCGTTGGGTGTGTCTACGATTGCAACCACGGCAACTCTGCCGCTTAAAATCATGGGTATCGTCGATGACGACGCCAACAGTGATTTTGCCGCAGCAGGTATTGGTTTGGTTGTAAGAATTAATTCACACTACAACTCTCCGAATGCGCGTTTCGATTCACAAACCACTGCCACGACAACTGGCATCTAGGGTAGGAGAAATTCAATGCCTATTACACGCGCCCAACTGGCGAAAGAGCTTGAACCCGGCCTAAATGCTTTGTTCGGCTTAGAATATGATCGTTACGACCAAGAGCATGCTGAAATCTTTGACGAAGAGTCCTCGGACAGAGCGTTTGAAGAAGAAGTAATGCTTTCTGGCTTCGGCACTGCCCCTGTGAAATCAGAAGGTGGCGCTATCTCGTTTGATGCCGCGCAGGAAACATATACTGCACGGTATTCGCACGAGACAATCGCGCTGGCTTTTTCAATCACTGAGGAAGCTATCGAAGATAATCTCTATGACAAGTTGGCAGCACGCTATACTCGTGCGCTGGCACGTTCTATGTCACAAACCAAGCAGATCCGTGCAGCTAGTGTACTGAACAATGCGTTCAGCGCGGCTAGTCCTATCGGTGACGGTTCGGCTTTGTGTGCAGCAGATCACCCGTCTATTTCGGGTAATCAGTCGAACGTTCTGGCAACTGCTTCCGATCTTAATGAAACGTCTCTTGAGCAGATGTTGATTGATATCGCAGGCTTTACCGACGAGCGTGGCCTGAAAATTGCTGTTCGCGGAATGAAACTAATCATTCCAAAGGAACTGCAATTTATCGCAGAACGAGTTTTGAACTCAGCCCTGCGTCCCGGCACTGCCGACAACGACACTAACGCACTCAAGTCTATGGGTATGCTTCCAGAGGGAGCAGTGGTAAACCACTTCCTGACAGACACTGACGCGTTTTTTGTCAAAACCGACGCCCCTAATGGCTTCAAACTGTTTCAAAGAACAGCCATCAAAACTGCGATGGAAGGTGACTTTGATACTGGAAACATGCGCTTCAAAGCGCGTGAGCGATATTCGTTCGGTGTTTCCGATTGGAGATCCGTTATCGGCACTCCCGGTGCATAAGTTTGTAAAAACTTGTGAAAAAGAAGGGGCACATTGTTGCCCCTTTCTTTTTTGTGTATGCTAAAACCATCCCTGACAGTCGCATGTTGCGACTGACATGACCCAAGACAGGAGATAGACATGGGACAAACAACATTTTCAGGACCAGTAAGGTCCGAGCGCGGCTTCACCCCGGCGGGTTCAAATGCAGTAGTAGCAATTACGGCAGAAACAACCCTTACCTATGCAGACCATGTTGGTCGTATCATTGAAATTAACGATGCGGACGGTGCGGTTACGCTTCCAACAATTACCTCGGATACTATTGGCGCGACCTACAAGTTCATTGTTGGCACTGATTCGACTGATTTAGATGTCAAAACCGATGGCACGGACAAGTTTGTTGGTTCTCTTGCCGTAACAGGAACAACCACCAAGGCTTTTGCTCCGGGCGCGACTAATGACGTGATTTCGATGAACGGCACTACAACGGGTGGCGACAGAGGCTCAATTATTGAGGTAACCGCTATTGCTACCGCAGAGTACATGGTTTCAGGTTCTTTGGTTGGTTCAGGTACGGTTGCTACTCCATTCGCGGACTCGTAACAGGAGGCAATTATGGCTGATACAGTAGCCTCGCAAACGCTGTCGGATGGTCCGAAATTCACTGTTTTGAAGCTGACCAACATTTCTGACGGCACTGGTGAAAGCGCCGTCACGAAAGTTGATGTTTCGGCGTTGCAACCTAGCGCAGACGGTGACCCCTGTACGGGAGTCACTATCGAACGAATTTGGTGGCAATGTATTGGGATGAAAGTCCAAATATTGTGGGATGCCAGTACGGATTTGTTTTGTATCGAACTAGGTGAAAACCAGAGTGGTGATCACGACTACACAAAATTTGGCGGTTTGACGAACAACTCCGGGTCGGGCAAAACAGGTGATGTAAACTTCACCACAGTGGGTCACACGGATGCAGACACATACACAGTTATCCTGTACTTGAGGAAAAACTTTTAGTAAGGAAACTTAATATGGCAACAACCAAAGATGCTAAAAGACTTCCTTCCGGTCGAATAAAGTATCGGGGTGAAACGTTTGCAGGTTTTAACAAGCCCAAACGAACCCCCGGAAAAGCCAAAAAAAGTGCTGTTCTTGCTAAAAAAGGCAGTGAAATCAAGCTAGTTAGGTTTGGTGATCCAAAGATGTCGATTAAAAAAGATCAGCCGGGAAGGAGATCTAATTTTCGCGCTAGGCACAATTGTGACACGGCTAAAGATAAGTTTTCTGCTCGCTATTGGTCGTGCAAAGCATGGTGATGACCCGTGGAGACATGCCTAAAGGTTTAACGTACTACCGTAAAGGCGGTGCTGCGTCAAAAAAAAGCAAGGGCAGTAAAATCTGCCCTGCGGGTAAAGCATGGGCAAAAAGGACGTTTGACACGTATCCTTCTGCGTATGCCAACATGGCCGCGTCTAAGTATTGCAAAGACCCTAATTACGCAAAAGGTAGTAAGAAGAAAAAGTAATGGGTGAACTGAAGAAATGGCGAGAACAGAACTGGGTTCGCATCGATAGTGAAGGCAACATTGTTGGTAAATGCGGCACTTCTCCTGACAAAAAGAACCCTGATCGTTGTTTGCCGGAGTCTAAAGCTCGTTCTTTAACTAAAGCAGAACGCGCTGCTACCGCACGTAAAAAGAAAAAAGCGGGAAAAACGGGTAAGACGGTTGTGTCTAACACTAAAAAAGCCACTGTTAAAGGCATGCGCGAAGGCGGTGCTGTCCGCAAGGAAATTGCGAGGGGCTGCGGTGCTGTTTTAGAAAACCGCAGAAAAGTAACTAAACACCTGTGAGGTAGCTATGTCGGTAGTAAATTTGGGCAACGGTGCCCCAAAACAAAAGACTGCAAAAAAGAAAGTTTCTGCCATGAAGTCCAAAGGCATGAAGATGGGCGGTGCCCTGATGAAGTCCAAAGGCATGAAGATGGGCGGTGCCCTGATGAAGTCCAAAGGCATGAAGATGGGCGGTAAAGTGTCCAAAATGAAGTCTAAGGGCTATCGCCAAGGTGGAAAGGTAAGCAAGTAGAGCATGGCTTACCTACAGTCGAACATCCCGCACTTTAAATGCTGGGTAAGAAAAGAGTTTACGCATAACCACGAGGCTTACCACGGCGAGTTTTTGCACGCCATGGCTGTTGCCGTGACTACGATGCCTTGTAGATGTCTGAGTTTTCAGATGATTTTCACGGGTATTGAAGCAGAGGGTGAGGAAGAGGATACCGTGCATGGCGGTGCCATGTGGGCAAGGATGCCTATAACCGCTTTGGTAGCGGATGTTCCTTTGGAGGAATGGCCGGAACCTATGGCGGTGCATGACGCACAGCCTTGGGACTGTTCCTCGCACCACCACGCTGTTTATGTTTTAGATCGTGCAACGCCATGCCCTTGGATGGCAAAAATTGGTGGAGAAATGTATCCCGCCAAGTATCTTTTCACAGTAGACTACACCGAGAGTGAAATTGCGGATGACCCAGCACAGCACAAACAAAGTCACGTGCTGCAACTTTTAGATGCGGGGGAGTGGACAGGTAACATCGTTGCATTACCAAACAACCGGGTACGAGTAACGCACCCAGCATGGTTTGAAACGGGTACAGGCGCTCCAGATTTTAAGCCTTCGGCGCACATACATTACTCGAAGTCTGATTTAGACTACGTGCTTGATGTGAACCGTGTATTCGATAACTTATACAATGACAACGAGTAGCAGCAAAAATTTTGAGATTGATGTAGCCGAGTACATTGAAGAAGCGTTTGAGCGTTGCGGATTAGAGCTTAGGACCGGTTACGACCTCAAAACAGCAAAAAGATCCATGAATTTGTTGTTCGCTGATTGGGCAAACAGGGGCCTGAATCAATGGACGATTGACCAAACCTCTATCACGGTTGCGTCGGGTGTTAGCGAATACCCGGCGGGAACTCTCACTTTGTCAGTCGGTGCTTCCGCTAGTTTTACGGTTGGAGAGACGATAACTGGAGGCACAAGCGCC